GACTCGCAAAGTAGGAAAACAATTCCAATCGGCTATTCGACATACGCCTTTTCGAGGCCAGTTTCGCTGGCGCCGTTATTGATCGGAGACTGGAATGAAGACCAAGAACCTACTTGTGGACACCAAGCCTATTCGTCTAACTCTCATTGAGGGTGATGAAGATGGCAAGGTGCGTGTTCGCGGGGAGTTCGCTCGTGCAGGACACGCTACAGAAAACAAGCGTGTTTATCCGAAAAAGGTCTGGGAAAAAGAGATTTCTCGTCTCGAAGCTGCGATGAAGGGACGTAGTGTCTTTGGAGAGATGGATCATCCGGTAGATGGGCGAACCTCTCTGAATCGAGTGTCGCATATCGTCACGGGGCTGAATCTGGAGGATGGAGTTCTCGTTGGAGAAGCTGAGATTATGCCGACCGATAAGGGTCGAAATCTCATGGCACTTCTCAAGTCTGGTTGCCGTGTCGGGGTTAGCTCTCGAGGCTATGGTTCAACCAAACCGAACGACAAGGGTGAGGAGATAGTCCAAGAGGACTACCGTCTCGTGACGTTTGACTTCGTCGCAGACCCGGCAGATCAGAATGCGTATCCCGAAGCTTTCTTTGAGGGAGTCGAATTTCCGATGCTTACAAGGGACCAAGAAAAGCAGAAAGCCAAGGATTGGGCTGCTCGAATTCAGGCTGCAGCCGAAGCAGAGGAATCGGGAGTCGATAAGACCAAGCTTGCGGATGAAATGCTTTCCGCCCTTGCTTCTATGAAGGACGAGGTTAGGGAAGAGATTCGTGGAGAGCTGCTGTCAGACCCTACGGTTGCCGGGTCGAGAACTGCTATCGAGCAGATCGTAAACATTTTGCGACCGTTCACGCTTTCTGAGGATGCTGAGACGCTAGTCAAGGCGAAAGATGCCGAGATCGGAAGGTTGAAGAAAGAGATCTCGGAGAGAGATCTCCAGATCAAAGATCTAGAAGGCGAGAACTCGAAGCTTGCTGAAGCGGCGAAAGAAGCTGGCTACAAGCTTTACCTAGAGCGCCAGTTGGCTGATGATCCTGATGCGGCTCTGATAAAAAAGATCGTTGGAGACGTCAAGCAGTATACCAACGCAGAGGCGCTCAAGACCAAGCTCTCAGGAGTACGCGAGGAACTTTCGAAGAAGCGTGCAGAGGAGCGCAAGGTCGAAGAGTCGAAGGTTCGTGAAGTAGCTCGGACTCGAGAGCTGGCTCGGAAGGTCAATGCGGAGTACGAGGAAAAGATCGACACGCTCTCTGAGGCAGTCGAGAAGCTTACTCAAGCCAATAAGGCGCTTTCGATTCGCTATTATGCGGAGAATAAGTTGCGTAACAATCCGAGATCTGCCAAGATCCGATCGTTGATCGAGAAAGCAAATCCGACCTCCAAAGAAGAGGTCGATTCGATTATCGAGGATTACGCTCCGGCCCCTCCGAAGGACGACGACGAGGCCGCTGGTGTTCGTGCACGTATCCGTCGGTTTACCCGCGGAGGTTTGGAAGGAGATCCGGCCGACGAAGAGACACCTCGTCGACCACCTCTGAGTGAGGACTACAACGGACTTGGTGTCAATCTCGTCGAGCTGAAGAGGCTCTCCGGGACCCGAAAGTAACCCAGACTGCTTTCAACAGTTCGCATCTGAGAATTCAGGAGGAAGATCAAATGGGCGCCGAAGCTCGCCATATGCTCCAAGAAGCACAGCGCGGAACGATCGCGGACCAGAGCTACGTAGGCGCTCTGATTCGGAAGTGGAAAGATCTACTCGAGGGCATGCCTGATCGTACACAACACGATCGGTATGTCCTGGGCGTAACCGCTATGCTCATGGAGAACCAGTCTGCGTATCTCCAGAGTTTGAATGAGGAGACGAGGACGATCAACGTCGGCTCGTTCACCAAGTTCATCTTTCCGGTTCTTCGTCGAGTGTTTCCGAATCTGATCGCGAATGAGATCGTTTCGGTTCAACCGATGACTGCTCCGGTCGGAGCCATCTTCTTCCTGGACTATGTCTACGGTACCTCTAAGGGGGCAACGCAGGCAGGGAACATCTTCCCGCGGGACTTCGACCGGGACTACTCCAGTGAGTTCGTCAATGGTGAGCCGTTGGCCACTGGAGATGGTACTAACTTCGGTGGAGGTGGAACGGCGCTCACTGCGGTGATGAGCTTCCAGCCGGTTCGCCCGAAGGACACCAGCCGTGGCTATCAGTTGATCATCCGCGAAATCAATGCCACCACTGGTGCTACCGTTCAGGAAGCACTGGATGATGGAACAGGGGGTTTCACCGGCGCGGTCGCGTCTGGAACAATGAACTACTCGAATGGGGCGTTGACGAACTTCAAGTTCACAGCAGCTCCAACATCGGGGAATCCGGTAAAAGCGTTCTACTACTTCGACGGCGAGCTTTCGGGAAAGGTTCCGCAAGTTCAACTCGACGTGAAGAAGGCAGCGGTGGAGGCTCAGGCGCGTCGTCTGAAGGCGCTCTGGTCTAGCGAAGCCGCGGAAGATCTCCGTGCGTTCCACGGGCTTGATGCGGAGACAGAGATCGTCTCCATCGTGGCTCAAGAGATCGCCCTCGAGATCGATCGCGAGATCATCAACGACATCTTCCTTGCGTCGACCGGAACCACCGGGACGTTCGATCGGGTTCCGCCCGCAGGAATCGCGGAAGTAGATCACCTTCGGAGCATCCTCACGACGCTCTCGACGGTATCTAACCTGATACACAAGAAGACTCTTCGTGCTCCAGCTAACTGGATCGTTACCTCGCCCGAGGTATCGGCTCTGCTAGCTCAGCTCACGACTCACGGTGACTTCCGCGCTGCCTACGTCTCTGGCGGGGATTCTCCGTATGGTCCGGCTGATATGCCTCGGCCGCTCACGCAGCATGGGCAGTTTGGGATCTACAAGGTCGGCACGCTGCAGAACAAGTGGCTGATCTACGAAGATCCGTTCTTTACGCGTGATCGCATGTTGATCGGTCTGAAGGGTGGTAACTACCTGGATGCTGGTTACGTATGGGCGCCGTACGTCCCTCTCCAGGTCACCCCGACGTTCCTTGATCCGAACGACTTCTCGTTCCGCAAGGGGCTCCGTACTCGTTATGCGAAAAAGCTCCTTCGTAGCGAATTCTACGGACAGATCACCGTTCAAAACCTCTAGTCTGCAAGTCGTATAGTAGCTAGGGTGCGCGGCCCGCTCGATTCGTCGGGCGGGCTTTCGACGTTTATAGGACCACGTGGTCCGAGGATCCAAAATGCACAGAGGACTGGACGTATTGTCTGAATTGGAGGAGATGGGGTCTCTTGGGGAATCACCGCCAGGATCTAAAATTTCGGATTCAGCTCAAACGAGTACTCTGTATGAACGAGTGCTGGCATCTTTTCAGGCAATGGATAAATGTCTGGATGGAGCCATCCAGGTGATACAAGGTTTGAGAAATCAGATGCAGGAGATGAGGGAAGCCCTCGTCAAGGTTGATCCTTCCATAGTGGAGAAAGATGATGCCGAAGTACCAGAAGCGCCCTGACGTAGACAGTGTCTATCTTCCTGGAGTAGGGCTTGTGCGTGGTTCGCGCGTGTTGGAGGGGGACCTTGAGCAGTATGTGCCTGTTCTTCTAGTTCGTTACGAGGGTCCTGATCCGGAATCCTCGCCTGTTTTTCCTCCTCCTCCTGCTGTTCCGGTTCCGGTTCCCGTTCCTGTTCCTGTTCCGAACGATTCAGATCTTGAGCCTCTTATCTCGATGGAGATCTCTCCAGAATCTTCCTCAGAATCTTCCCCGAAGCCCGAATCTCCGTCGGAGCCTGTAGAGGATCAAGACAAGCTGTTTACGCCACGAGGGAAGAAACGCAGATAGCCTTCTAGGAGGATCTGAGAATGGCCTCCAATTCAGGACTCATGGATGAAGCGGCTCTCAAGAAATGGATCTTGAGACGATTGGGGGCTCCATTCTTAAAAATCGAACTCACAGATGAAAACCTTACCGACGCCGTGGAGAATGCCCGCCGGTGGTTTGCAGCAAAGAAAGGTGTTCAGAAGACAATCGGCATCTCAGTCCAGGCTGGACAAACCGAGTACGAGCTTCCCGACGTAGTTGATACAGTGGAAGACATCGCGTTTGCTACGCCCGCGATGGACATCTCCCTTGTGTTCTCGCCCTTCACATTAATCGATGACAAGGTGCCGTACGACGTTTTTGCAGCGCCGCACTCGATCGGTTTGTATAGTTCGTACACGCAGACTCTTCAGTATGTCGAAATGGCCAAGCGTATCCTCGGAGCCGAACCCGATTGGCGACAGGAAGGGCGTACCTTGTATGTTTTCCCTATTCCCAAGAATTCCTCCATGATCCTCATCAACTACAAGAGTAGTCAGATAACCATCGAACAGCTCAATCAACGCGATCATGACCTGTTAAAACGGTATGCTCTCGCTTGCGCCAAAGAGGACGTAGGGCGCGTCCGGTCTAAGTACAGCGACTTCCCAACTGCACAGGGCGCCGCGAACCTCGATGGCGAGCGGTTGCTCGAGGAAGCCGCTCTGGCAAAGGAGGCGCTAGATGAAGAGTTGTCTCTGTCGAGTTTCCCGATGGGATTTATGGTCGGGTAGGCGCCAATGACACAGCAACCTCCGAAGAGACGCATCCACGGCGAAGATCCTATTCCGGCTGCGCCGCTTGTAAACGAGTTCGATCTTGGAGATCAGGAGCGTTTTCTCTTCGATTTATGGGCTGTAGAGCATACAACTATTGCAGGGACGCGGATCGATTACTGGTCTCTCAATGTACCCAAGTCCAAGCGCGATGCGCTTTACGATGAGCCGGTAGAACGAAGATGGGATGGTCCCTTCAAGCTGAAAGGTTGGCTCGAGTGGCCTAACGGTACCCCCGAAGCTAGGGAAGAGGGGTTTCGTACAACGTATACCGGATCTATTTGGATCGCGCGCAAGATGTTCGAGGATGCTAACTGTCCGACTCCGAACGAGGGGGATGTCGTTCGAGCTTGGAACAACCCCTTTTTTCAAGATTTCGGCGTGGATGGAGAGGATGTCCCGGGACGTGGCTACTACTTTGATGTTATCAACGTAAACGACGACGGACATGTGTTCGATCAGTCGACTTTCGTTGGGTTCCGGTGTGATATCGGACGCAGAACTGAGTTCACCCCCGAACGGAGGCTTACGAACAAATGAGGACCAACATCATCAACGAACTCGCCGCGCTTTTAGGTGAAGAGCAGACTGAGGCTGCAGGTGGAAATGAGGACGTTATAGTTCAACACCTCGCGCTTGCGGCACAGGTAGTAGGCGTTGATCTATCGGACGAAGAGCAGCTCAAGTCCTTTATGAGCGACGTAAGGAATGTGATCACGAAGGACGCAGCGAAACTTCGAAGCCAGCTTCGGCGTTGGACATCCGGAAAAGCGCGCACTGCGGTTAAGACAGCAAAGGCTGCTGTGTGAAATGTCTGTCGATTTGGTAAAAATAAGTCAGGCTATTCGGGGAGGACTGAGCGCTGTTTGCGCGACCTGCGAATGCTACTGGAATGCGCGAGCGCGAAACGTTCCCGGATCGCGGTGTTCGGCAGTTGACGGGTGTGGTTCGCCGCTGCGAGGCGATGACTTCCATGAGTATGTTGGTCCTATAACAGACCTTGCGCGGTGGTGTTTCGTGTGTGGATCGGATGCGCGTTTTGCCGTACGAGCACCCGGAAAGAGACGCAAGATAGGCGTGTGTACGGATCACGTTGTTGTCCTATCAGACTTGCGTCCTGTAGATCGCGCGGACTTAGAAGTTAAAGCTGAGCTTTGTACAGGTAGTAGGGATGTCTTAGATCGAATTCCTGCGCCTAGGAAAAAAACTTTAGCGCAAGCAATATATGAGGTTGAGCACTACTACGCGAAGAAGAACTCCCAGTGAAGAAAGGATTACAGATCTCTATCTCCGCTGATCGTAGATCTACCAAGATCGTGGCGTTGACGGCAAGCTGGGCGGAGCGGTCGGCGCACTTCCAGAAACTCCTCCCCTATCTTGCTGCGCATTACGTTAAGCATTCGATACTAGAGCATGTGTCCAAGGAAGAAGAATGGGCTCCTTATCGTGCTTCCTTGGATATAGCCAAAGTCGTAGGCGGTCCAAAGGGCCTCACAGTTTACGCGCTTCGATCCAATCCAAGGCATCGCCATATTCGGAGAATCGAGGCCCCAAAGACTGTTTTATATGTTCGTGCAAAAAGGCAACTTCGCCGGGTTAAGGCGGAGATTTCCATTTTAGAGCGGTTCAATCCGTGGACACTTCAGACAATTCCGTTTTTACCTTCGCGGGCACACTGTGTGCTCATTTCGCGGCGTGTTAGCAAAGGCGAAGTAGAGCGTGTCACAAAAGCACGCGTGAAAGACCGGCCGCGGTGGCGTCGTGCTCTAGACCGAACGGGTCATCGTGAAGTAAAAAAAGATCGTAGACTGAAGCTGCCAAAGAAGGTACACACAGTTCCTGATGTAGCTTTTGAGGCTTTGCGCTTGGAGTTCGGTTTAGGTGGAGTGAAGGGCAAGCCGCATTGGAGACCGTCTATTAGACGATTGATCTCGACGGGGTTCAAGTCTATGCTCCGGCGTGATCCGCATCTGAAGCAAACATTCACTCATGCAGGTTTCCGTGGGTGGAAGCACTGGCCTCCCCCAACACGTCACAAAATACGGATGGCGGAGGCAAGAAACTACTTGCCCTTCCAGCGAAAACTTGGCATCCGTATCTAGGATCCGATCAGAGGAGAGAATGATGTACCCGATCAACGAACAGGTCGTCTCGCTGCTCACCAACATTCGACACAAGATCGAAGCGAAGATGGAGTCGTGGGGGCCAGAAGCGGTAGATCAGCCCGACAACTCCACCGCGAAAACCGCCTTTGCGGGTGATGGGGGTGCTGAGAACCCGACGGACGCAAACGATGCCCTGAATATGTACCTCGTCAATCTTTGCGATCGTCTCATGAGCGAGTTCGGGATGGGTGAAGACGAGGCGCTCGACTTCATTTTCTCGTGTGCTGATGAAATGACCCAGGACGGAGAGCTTCCTCCGCTTCCGGAAGATGATGCAGCAGACCAGGAAGTATCGGTTTGGCTCGGCAAGGCCAATTCGTCTGGATTCGGTGCTTACGTTCTGGGGCGTGCCCGCGGTTAACACCTGGTGATGGTCGAGGCGCTTCGAGAACGTACAGAAGGCAGAGCCCGCACTGGGTTTGTCAACCTGCGTTCGTTCGATGAGGGTGTAGTAGAAACCCTTGGCGCTTCTATAGATCCAAACCTCCAGAACTACTTTCTAGACTTGGAAAAAGTCGAGACGGTCGGCTTCGACCCTCCAGAGTCTTCTCCGTTCTATCGTGGTCCCGTGGAGCCACGTCCGGGTCTTCCCGGAATACCGGTGACCTTTGCTATACCGGAAGATGTCTTTGAAAAATACAGCATCCCTGTGGTCCTTGTGCGTCGGGAAGGACTGGATCCGGCGCTACAGC